ACAGCTGGAGACCTTCTCACGACGGAAATTCGTCTGAGTATCTTAACGAGTTGGAGTTAATATGACCGATCTAACACCTGAGGATTTGGCTTTTCTGAAAAAGATTGGTCAAATCGAATCCACCCCAAAGGCAGCAGCCAAGAAAGACGAGGAATAAAGAATGGCAATTTTTCTAAACAACACAGTTGGTTTTAAGCTTAACTCTGTTGACCTATCAGATCACGTTACAGCGTTTTCACTAAACCGCCAAGCAGATCAACTGGAAGTCACAAGTATGGGGGACACCGCCAGAAAATTTGTAACGGGGCTCTCAGCTGATACCATCACAGTAACTTTCCTAAACGATGACGCAGCATCAGGCGCAGGTTCAGTAAGAGCAACGCTACAAGCTGCTTACGGCACAACCGTAGAATTCAAGGCAGTTCAAGTAAAGGGTGCAACAACAACAATTTCATCAACAAACCCTCTTTACACAGGCACAGTTCTTGTTGACAACCTGAACGACATTAACGGCGCAGTCGGAGACGAAGCAACATTCGACATCACCTTTACATGCAACAGCAAGACAGTAGTAGCAACAACAGGCACATACTAAACAACTAAAAGAAAAGGGCTAAAATGGCAAAGTTAAGAATAGTAAGGGTGGATGGTAGCGATACCACACACCAAATTACACCAGCAATAGAAGTTGCGTTTGAAGCGTATTCAAAGACTGGTCTGCATAAGGCTTTTCGTGAATTTGAGCGTCAGACAGATATTTATTGGTTAGCGTGGGAATGTATACGTAGATCAGGGGAAACAGTAAAACCTTTTCCAGGAGACTTCGTAGATTCTCTCGTTCGGGTGGAAGTTCTTGATGATGACCCTTTGGACTGACTAGAGATTCTCTGACCTACCTCATTGCACGAATGAGCCTAGAGACGGGAATCTCTGCACAATCCTTTATAGATATGGATTGGCGAATGTTCAAGACTTATTTAATGGCTATGAAAGATAGGGCGAGGGAGTCGAAGAATGGCAGCGCAAATAGACGGCGTTAAACAACTTCGCTTTGCACTGCAAAACTTTGAACCTGACTTAGCCAAAGAAACACAGAAAGAAATGGCTGCAGCATTAAAGCCTATTGTGCAGAACGCTAGAAATCTTGTGCCATCAGTCAGCCCGTTATCAGGCTGGCGGCCTAGAGCCATGAGTGAAGCAAGATTCCCAACATGGGATTCAAAGATTGCTAAGCGTGGCATTACTTTTAGCACAAGCCCAAGCAAGCCCAACTACCGTGGCTTCTCTTACGCAGCTTCTATCCGTAACAAGTCTGCTATTGGTGCAATCTATGAGCGTGCCGGTGTTCGTGCGCCAAGCGGTAAGAAATCAAGCAGACCAAACTTTGCTCAGGCTCTAGGGCCAATGACAGGCGAAGGCAGACTACAAGGTCGTGCCATGTTTGCAGCCTGGAATAAGGATCAAGGCAGAGCAACAGCAGCAGTAATGAAAGCCTTGCAAAATGCAGCAAACAATTTTAAGAACAGGCGAGGTGCGTAATGGCCAAAGTAGATTTAGTAGTTGGTATTGGTGCGGAATACAAAGGCAAGCCAGCGTTCAAGAAAGCCCTTACAGACACTCAGAAGTTAACTAATAGCGTCAAAAGCCTTGCTAAAGGTTATGTCGGCTTATTAGGCGCACAAAAGGCTTTTGCTTATGGTCAGCAATCTGTCAAGGCGTTTATTGAAGATGACAAGGCTGCTAGACAACTAGCACAGACCGTAGGCAACTTAGGTTTAGCCTATGAGGCAACCAACGTAGAAAACTTTATTCAAGGACTTGAAAGAACTTACGCAGTAGCTGATGATCTACTACGCCCTGCCTTTGCCAGACTAATTCAAGTAACACAGTCAGTTACAGCCTCACAAGACATTATGCGAACCGCGTTAAACGCGGCAGCAGGCGCGGGCGTTGACGTAAACACTGCTGTAACAGATTTAGCCCAGGCTTACGTAGGCAACCTAAGAGGACTAAGAAAATACAACTTAGGACTTACCCAGGCTGAACTTGCCACAAAGTCATTTCAAGAGATTCAAGAACTACTCAACAAGACCTTTACCGGACAGGCTTCGCTAGCAGCTGATACTTATGCAGGCAAGATGGCCGCTTTAACTATTGCTTCAAACAACGCCAAAGAGATTATCGGCGAAGGCTTAGTCAATGCTATTGCATCAGCGTTTGGTGGTGGCCAGATTGACAAGGCTACTTCTAACATAGAAAAGATGGCTAAGGTTGTTGCAGATATTGTGGCTGGTCTAGGAACTATGACAGGTTGGTTTACTAAACTTGTCAAACTCACAGATAAATTGACCGTCGGTAATTTTATACAAAACAGACAATCTTCAGCCCCTTATGATCCGATGTCAGCCATTAACCCAGGCTTAACCCCTGAGTTTATGAAAACAATAAAGGAACGCCAAAAGGCTGATGCTCTAGCTGCTAAGCGTCAAAAGGAATTGGCTGCTTTAACAAAAAAGCAGACTCAGGCAGTTAAAGAACAAACAGCCTTAGCAAAGGCTAAGGCCGTTCTCGACAAAGCCAACGCAGTATTTAACATGGATTTGATACAAAACACTGCGGCGCTTCAAGGCAAGATAAGTGAAGAAGAAAGCCTAAGACTTCGATTGCAACGTGAGATTCTTTTAGGCAACTCAGATGCCGCTGCCAAGTTATCTCAAGAACTTCTATCGGTTCAAATAGCAGCAATGATGGCTGCAAGTGTTGATCCATTTGGTAATTACGCTAAGTCAGCAATTGAAGCAATGAAGGCGTTACAAGAAGTGCGCAATGGACTTGCAAGTTTAGGCACACCAAGCATAATTACTGGTTCTGAGCAACTATCCATAGATTATGCTGCTGTTCTAGCAGATGCAGTTGATCCTAGATTTGCAGGCCTAGATGCTATGGGCGGCCCTGTCAATGGTGGTTACAGCCGTTATGACTCATCACTAACTGCTACCGAATTACGCATATACATAGACCCTTCTGCTGCTCAATACGGCATAGGCGTGGCCTCAGTCAACAACTCAGCCAATGGCAATAGCAATAATTACAGCACCATCCAGAGTTTTGCAGGCGGCATGTAGTGGCAACACCAACCCTAGTTGTAACCTTCGACTTTAGTTCCGGTGCGTCATTCGGCTATCCGTTTATCATCGGCGAAGGTTTATTGGGGTTTAACACGCTGGCAGACCAAGCTGCTGACATAGTAGATATATCAAACCAAGTCAATAGAGTAAGCATTAGACGTGGCTACAACCTGCTCCAAGAGGAATTTCAGGCTGGCACAGCCACTATTAGGGTATTAGATCAGAACGGCGATTGGAACCCTACAAACCCAACCTCGCCTTACTTTGGCAAGTTAGTGCCATTACGCAAGGTTCGTATCTCAGCTGATGACGAGTTTCTATTCTCAGGCTACACAATTACCTATAACTACACATGGGACAAAGAGCAGAATATAGGCTACGTTGATATTGAACTAGCCGATGCCTTCCGTTTGTTTAACATGTCCAATATAACCACCGTTACAGGGGCAACTGCTGGTGAGACCACAGGTAGCCGCATTACGGACATTCTTGACACAATCGGCTTTCCTGCATCTATGCGTAACATTCAGGCTGGTTCAACAACCGTGCAGGCTGACCCTGGCACTTCTCGCACTTCATTACAGGCCATTAAAAACATCGAGTTCTCAGAGCAAGGCGCGTTCTATATCTTGCCTTCAGGCAACGCTGAATTCTTAAGCCGCGCAACCATACAAAGCAAGTCTGGCGTTAACCCAACATTCTTTAGCAATGACGGCACTGGCATCTCTTACCGCAACATAGTTACTGCCCTAGATGACAAGCTGATTATTAACCAAACTTCCATTACCCGGGCAAGCGGCACAGCCCAAACTGCAAGCAACACAGCAAGCCAGATTAAGTATTTCCCACACTCTTACACAGCTACAGACCTGCTAGTGCAGACAGACGCACAGGCTTTAGATATTGCCAGGGCTTATACTGCGACACGGGCAGAGACCACTCTACGGGTTGATGCCCTTACTCTTGATCTAAACACAGCCGACTACGCAGCAGGCACAACAGCAGCCCTTACCCTAAATTTCTTTGACACAATCCGTGTTAAGAACGTAGGGCAAGACGGCACAATTATCGACAAGACTTTGCAATGTATGGGAGTGAGCCACGAAATTACTCCAGGCACATGGAATACAACCTTTGTAACAAGTGAGCCAATCATCGACAGTTTCATCATAGGCAGTTCTTTATACGGTATAATCGGCACGTCAGTAATGACTTATTAAGGGGTAATAAATGGCAACAGGGTTTCCAGCAGCAACAGGCGATGTTCTCTCAGCTGCGATGTTTAACGGGTTAGTTACTTTCACACTAACTACACAAAGTGGTTCTACCTACACAGTTGCTAACAGCGATCTATACCAGGTGGCCATCCTTACTTCTAATGCAGGCACTAAGACCGTAACCATCGCACCGGACTCAACACTAACTTCCGCAGCGGTAGGTAGCGCAATTACTTTTATTAACACAGGCACAGGACTTTTGACTTTTGCCGCAGGTTCAGGTGTGACAATAGTTTCTTCTGGGGCAACTCCAGCTGCACCGACTCTTTCACAATATAAATCAGCCGTTGCGATTCGTCAAAGCGCAAACTCATGGATCATAGTTGGTGCTGTTTCCTAATGATAGGTAACGCAGTAGCAGGCATTTATGGCATAGGTATTCCACCAAAACCAGTTGTAACAGGTGGAACTTTAACGTCTGATGCAACCTATTTTTATAGAACCTTTACATCTAGTTCCAGCCTTGTTGTAAGTAATGCCCCATTAACTGCTGACGTTTTAGTTATTGCAGGCGGTGGTTCAGGTGGTATTTCTTATGGTGGTGGCGGTGGTGCAGGCGGCATAATTTATTTTGCTAGCCAATCTTTATCTGTTACTACTCATACTTGCACTATTGGCGCAGGCGGCACAGGTCAAGCAGCTACAGGTTTGGGAAACAATGGTAACAATTCAACTTTTGCTTCTTTAAGTGCTGCCATAGGCGGCGGTGGCGGCGGTGGAAATGCAGGTGCTGTTGCTGGTGCTAATGGTGGTTCTGGCGGTGGCGGTTCTAGAAACACGGCTGGTGGCGGTTCATCAACACAAACAGGAGTAGGTGCAACAGCCTTTTACGGAAACGCAGGCGGTGGAACTGGTAGTTCAGATCAGTGTGCAGGCGGTGGTGGTGCAGGTGCAGCAGGAACAGCATCAGGTGGAACTGTAGGTGGTGCAGGTGGTAATGGAACTTCAGTTTATTCTTCATGGGGTTCTGTAACAGGCACCGGACAAAATGTTAGTGGAACTTATTACTACGCAGGTGGTGGTGCAGGTAACGGAACAGGCGGCGGTGGAACAGCAGGTTATGGCGGTGGTGCTGTGCCTAACGTAAATGCCACAGCCAATACAGGCGGTGGCGGTGCAGATGGTAATTCCAACGGCGGTTCAGGTTTAATAATAATTCGTTATTTGAAATCGGATGTGTAAATATGTCGCA